CTGAATCAGTGTGGACTGGGTATCCGTGACATGGATGAGGCATTGCGGGCACGGCAGGAGCGGGCGTTGCAGGCGGATCTGCAGGGTGTGTTCGCGGATCTGGGGCCACGGCTGGCCGCTGATCCAGCTGGTGGTGCCAGGCAGTTGGCACGGCGGGCCGCGGATGCGATCTATGCCAGCACGCGCGAGACGGCCGAGTTGGCTGCGGTGGCGTTGTGGCTGTTGCTGTTTGACGAGGACTTGCCGGGTGGATTGGCGTTGGCCACGGATCGGTGGGCGGCGGAAAATGCCAAGCGGGTAGGCATTAGCATGGCGGACAATGTCGTGCAGGATCTGGGTGCCAAGGCTGAGTCTCAGCCGTTGACGCCAGCTGCGGTCGCTGAAACGCTGACGGATTCTCGGGCGGAGGCAGTGGCGATCACGGAGACGACGAAGGCTGACAGTGCTGGTCAGATGATAGTAAAGCGTGAAGTGGAGAGCAGTCCCCACGCGGAGAGGCGGCAGCAGCTGAATCCGGTATGGATTACGGAGCAGGATGAGCGGGTATGTCCCATCTGTCAGCCGCTGCATGGTAAGCGGTATGACAGTTTCAAGTCCCAATTTCCGATGGGGCCTCCGGCGCACCCGCAGTGTAGGTGCACGTTGGATTACCAGGCATGACCACGTATCGTCGGTATCGCGCGTCGGCGCCGCCAACATGTCCTCGCCATGGGTGCCTTTGTGTTGTCACGCACACGCAAGAGGCGTGTCGGCGGTATCGGTGTCCGGTGCCGGAATGTCAGTACCGCACCAAGCAAGTGCGAAATGATGCCAAAATAGTGTCAGATTCTAGCACGGAACCGATTGACGATACTATCTGAAGCAACTTAGGCTAGTGTCATGATAGTGACACAGCCACTTCCAGTTGCGTTGCAAGAGCGGGCGGGATCGTCTGGCAAGATCACGGTGGACACGGAATCCGGCGTGATTCGCAACGTCAAGTTTCTGGGCTGGGACAGCAAGAATCCAGCGTCTGCGTTGCGCTTACCGCGGACTGAGTTCGGCGATGCGTTGGATCGGCCGTACAGGTATGACATGCAGGAGGCACCAGCGGCGCTGCCGCACTACAACCAGGTGCAGGTGTTCGAGGATCATCCGACGGATGACACTGAGCGGTCAGTGCGAACACTAGTTGGCGAGACGGCTAATCCTCGGATCGAACAAGATGGCATCTATGGTGACATCTGTTACCTCCGTGAAACGGAAGCGGGTCGGCGGTTGGCGGAGGTTGCGCAGCGGATGCCGCATCAGTTGGGGTGTTCGCACGTGGCGACTGGTTTCTGCGAATTGCGCGAGAATCAGGTGGTGATTACTGGCTATCGGCCGGAAAGTGTAGACGTGGTGACCAGGCCCGCGACGACGCGCGGGCTGCACGAGAGCGTGAGGACAATCATGGCGAGCAAAGACAAGAAGCGGTCACTGCGAGATGCGATCTTGGCGGCACCGCCCAAAACCAAGTATCGGGCGCAGCTGATCGAGATGATGGACGATGGGCAACTGGATGATGCGTTGGCCACGGAAGAGCCGGATGGCGCGACGCCTGAGGACACGATTCGGCAGGGTCTGGTGGCGGCCATCGTGCAGAAGCTGGACGAGGCCAGCGACGATCAGATCCAGCAGGTGCTGGTGGTACTAGAGATTGGTGTGCCGCTGGCGGATGCCAGCGGCGACGCGGACGAGGTGGAGGCCGAGGAGTCACTGCGGCGGCTGGAGGCCAAGGCCTTGTTGCTGGAGTCGTTGCGGAAGGCGACGCCAGAGCGGATCGAGGCAGTGGCTGCGGTGGCAAGTGCCAAGCGTAAGGCACTGGTGGCCAGTTGGCCGCAAGACTTGGTGGGCGAGACGCGCAAGCGGCCTGCGGTTGTGAGCACGTGGGAATCCGAACATGTGCCGAGCGACGCGTATCGGCAGCGGGTTGAGCGACTTCTGAGCGAATAAGGAGTGACACAAATGAGTCACAGTTTAATCAATCCGCTGCGAGACGTATCGGCGTTGCCGCATGCGTATGGTTTCTGCGATGATTTCATCCATTTCGACGAGGTGGAGAAGTGGATCAATGCGGGTGGCGCGGCGGGAACGTGCGCGTTGGTAGCGGCGGGCCAAGGTGGTCAGATCGTGCTGACGACTGCGGCTACTGATGACGACCATGAGTACTTGGTGAATGGTGATGCTGCGGTGGGTGCTACGCCGTTTTACCTCGGCAGTGGCTATGGCGCGATGGTATTCCAATCGCGATTCAAGCTGACGGAAGCAGCCACGAATCAGGCGACGTTTGCGATTGGCATTTCCATGGCATCGCCCGCGAGCGCCGAGTGGACCACGAAGACGACGGCACCAGCGGTTGGTGATCATTTGTTCGCCGCGTTGCTGACGAAGCGGGAAGGATCGCTGGACTGGCTGTTCTCGACGTGTTGTTCAGCTGATTCGCCGACGAACATTGAGACGACGATCGAACATCCGGTGGTATCCGGCAACTGGGTGACGGTGGAGATTGCGATTACGCCGGACGCTTTAAGTTCCGGGTACGAATGTACACTACGCATGGATCCGGCGGGCAAGCAGAGCCTGCAGCCTGTGTACCCTGATACGGGCAATGTGGCTCGGTTGGGACCGGTGAAGCATCTGCATACGTATCGCACGGCGGGTGCGGCATATGTGGGGTGCGAGGTTCGTGCGGGCACGGCAGCTGCTCAGACGGCACACATTGACTACATTGCGGCCTATCAGGTTCGCTGATTCTGCTGTTGGGAGAAGGTGACATGTTCGAGACATTAGCGCACATCCGCGAAGCGGGCCGATACGTGGAATCGGAGCGACGTCAGTATGGCATTGCTGGCGAGCGCAAGTTCCTGGCTGCCTTGGATAAGTCGCTGAAGAAGCGCCAATTCCAGCCGAGTCAGGTTAGCGTGCGGGCTTTGGCGGAGAATTTCATTTGGGATCGCAGCGGCAATCCGTGTGGTCGAGAGTACGTGGACAGTTGCAACCCTCGCAGTCGCAATGAACGGACGTTCATCGAGGCGATGGGGGATGCCGTAAACACGTCACTGTTCGTGAACATCATGGGTCAACTGACGTACACTGATGTGATGACTCAGTTTGAAAGCGTGGAATATGCTGCCACGCAGGCGATTCCGACGGTGCAGGCATCCACGCAGCAGGCTGAGGTTGTGCCTGGTTTCGAGCTACTGGGCGATCCGGCGGAGGACGTCGGTGAAGCAGAAGAGTATCCGCTAATCGGATTCGGTGAGGACTGGATCACGGTGCCGAAGAAAGTCAAGGATGGCTTCATTGTGCCGTTGACGAAGGAAGTGATCTGGGAGGACAAGACGGGTGAGGTGCTGCGGCGTGCGAGCAGTGGCGCGGAGTCGATGGCCATCACGCGTGAGAAGGAGGCCATGGACACGCTGACAGGCATGGTCGATACATACCGTCGGCAGAATGGACCCGTGCAGGCGACGTATGGTGACACGCACACGCAGGGGACGTTCGACAATTTGATTGCGACGAATGCCTTGGCGGATTACACCGACATCGATGCGGTGCGACAGCAGTTTGGTGGCTTCACCGATCCGCAGACTGGTGAGCCGATTTGGATCGGATCACAGATGACAGTGATTGTCCCGTTGGCCCTGGAAGCCACGGCGCGCAATATCTTGAATGCGACGATGGTGCAGATCGGTGATACGACGGCGACGACTCCGGTTACGATCACACCGAACCCGCTGACATCACTAGGGCAGTATACGCTGTTGTCGACGGCGTATGTATACGCTCGTACAAGTTCGAATTCGACTTGGTTTGCAGGTCGACCGGATAAGGCCTTCGAATATCGCGAGGTGTGGCCGGTGACGGTTGAGACGGCGGACAACACCAGTGCTGCTGCATTTCACCGCGACATCGTCGCGATGTTCAAGGTGAGTCGCAAGGGCGTGTACTACTGCAAGGAACCGCGCTACATGTGCAAGTGTACAGCGTAGGGAGTGACTTACCTATGGCACGACTGGAAGCGGAATCGGGAGCGATGAGTATGGCTGCGGCGGTGACGACGGGTGACAGCAAGGTGGCAGCGGCGGCGGAGCCGATTCGCGTGCAGCAGGCATCAGTACCAAAGGACAGTCCATGGCCGCTGGAGATTACGTTGCCACAAGCGGGACAGGGAGTTCATACGCAGGCATATGTGGTGCATCCGGTGGGTCGCAGTGCTGCAGGTCGTGGGTTGCAACCGGCGCGTGTAGTCGGGTGTTGCGACGCTTCCGAGGCGGTGCATGCATACTGGAAGTACCACGGAATCACGCGAGCTGCACCGTACAACGTGCGGGCGGAACCTGCATAGGACCTACCAGTTTGTGACGGGTTGGGAGGAGGGAGTCACCGCCAGCGGTGGCTCCCTTTTTTGTTACGCAACCGTGAGACACGAGTATGGCAGATCAACTAGGTGACATGCAATCGGTAGTCGCGGGTGCGGTGACCAGCTTGGTGACGCGTTTAAAGACGATTGCCACAGAGATCGAGAACGTGGCGGCCACGGACAGCATCGAATACAAGACCGATTTGCTGCGTGAGGCGGCGGATATTACGGCGTTGTTGGACAAGTGGGGCGTGAATCCTGCCGATGTGTTGTCGCCGGAGGTGGCGGATGCGCCGTATGAGCGGTTTATTCGAGGCATCGTGTGATGGCTTACAACGTCTATGACATGATCTTGGATGCCGTGGTGGCCAAGATTAAGTCTATCTCCTTGCAGGGTTTGCCGGAATGGAATGTCAAGAAGTTGGCAGTGGATCGGTTCAAGGTCCGGCAGGAGGCAGGGTTGCCGGCGGTGATTGTGCTGCGGATGGATGGCAGTGAGCGGCACAATCCGCGGGGCGGCACCAACGTGCATGAGGAGATTGTGTATCGCGTTCCGATTACTATCGTCGGCAATGTGCGTGGCGATTCGAATTTGGATGGCAATGACGACGAGCAGCGGCAGGATGAGTTTAC